CTCTTGCAGCACTAACCTTAGTGGGTGCTATAATTTATGGAGTACAGGAAAAGAAGAAAAAAAATCCGTCTGTAGAAGCATTAGAAGCTGAAATACAGCAACCAGCTCCAGAGCCAGTAAAAGAGGTAAAAGCTGCACCTGCTCCAAAACAAGCAAAAATGTCAGCAAAACCAAAAAAATCTGCAACTAAAGTTACAAAAACCAAATAGTATATGAGTCAAAAATTAACACCAGAAGAATTAGAAGATTTCCAAGCTTTCAGACAAGAGGCTAACCGCCTAGCTTCTGTTTTAGGTGAGTTACATTATCAAAAAACACTAATCGACCTAGAATTAGAAGGAGTAAAGGAAGGTATTAAGGGAAACACTTTAGCCCAACAAGCACAATTGAAAGAGTTTGGAACTAAGTACGGAGACGGATCAATTAACGTTAGTACAGGAGAAATTACACCAATTCCAGCTAACTAGAATACTCTATAATAAAAAATTAGGTTTTGCCTTTCTTAATAGCTATTTATTAGCAGAAACAAATTATCAAAATGGCAGAAGCATTAATTTCACCAGGCGTTTTCCTTAGAGAAAACGATCTATCCCAAATAACAGCAGGTCCTATAACAGTAGGCGCTGCTTTAGTAGGTCCAACAGTTGTTGGCCAACCTTATATTCCAACGTTAGTAACTTCATATTCGAAGTACAAGGCTATATTTGGTACAACCTTTATTACTGGAGGTAATACTCAAGAGTATATGACTTCTCAAGCAGCTTACAACTACTTCCAACAAGGAGGTACTTCGTTGTTAGTTACTAGAGTAACAAGTGGATCATACCAATCATACAATCCAGCAACAGCAAGTATCGGTAATAGCGCTGCCACCACAGCTTTCCAATTGGAGACTTTATCAGTGGGTGATATAATGAACGACGATCAAGGTGCAACTACTGCAGTTAATGGTATATTACCGTCTGGTTCTGCTAATAATGTTAGATGGCAAATTGCTCAAGCAGACACTGCTTCTGGATATTTTACATTACTTATTAGAAGAGGTGACGATTACACATCAGGTCAAACTGTTTTGGAAACTTGGACTAATCTATCTTTAGATCCAAACCAAAATAACTACATAGCGTATGTTATTGGAGATCAGCAACAAACACTACGTCAAGAAGGTGGCGAAACTTATTTACAAATATCAGGTAGTTATCCAAATAATTCTAACTATGTTAGAGTTAAGAGCGTATTGACACCTACACCAAATTATTTAAATCCACAAGGTCAAGCTTACGATCAGTATACAGCTTCAATTCCTGTAAACGGAAGTGGATCTGCAAATGGTTCTTTTGGCGGTGGAACAGGTCCTTTGTACGGATGTTATGGAATAGCTCCATTGAATATGTACGAAAACATATCATCATCGCAAACACTTAATATTCAGGGTGTATTTCCTGAAGATTATGATGTAGCTATTGAGTTACTAGCTAATGCAGATTCTTATGTATACAATTCAATATATGCACCTGGCTTAACTTCTCAAAATGCTCCTAGTCAAGTTGGCGCATTGCTATCAATGGTGCAAAACCGTGGAGACGCTATCGCAGTAGTTGATATGGTTGTATATAATCAAACAATTACACAAGCAAGTGTTGCAGCGCAATCTTATGATAATTCATACGGTGCTACATACTGGCCATGGGTACAAGTAAGATCAATCGAAACTGGTAGATTACAATTCGTACCTGCATCAGTAATTATTCCTGCTGTATATGAATACAATGATAAAGTATCTGCTGAGTGGTTCGCACCTGCAGGTCTTAATAGAGGTGGTTTACCAACAGTAATTCAACCAGAAAGAAGGTTGACTGTAGGACAAAGAAATACTTTATATAGCGCTAAAGTAAACCCAATTGCAGTATTCCCAGGCCAAGGTACAGTAGTATACGGTCAGAAGACGTTACAAGCTAGAGCATCTGCTTTAGACAGAGTAAATGTAAGACGTTTATTAATTGCTCTTAAAGGGTACATTGGTCAAATTGCACAAACATTGGTATTCGAACAGAATACTGCTGTTACTAGAAATAAATTCTTATCTCAAGTTAATCCTTACTTAGATTACGTACAACAAAGACAAGGTTTGTATGCATTCAGAGTAGTAATGGATGAAACTAATAATACACCGGATGTAATCGATAGAAACTTATTAGTAGGTGCTATTTATTTGCAACCAACAAGAACTGCGGAATTTATTCAATTAGACTTTAACATCTTGCCAACCGGAGTAACATTTGGTGCATAAAATAAAAAAAGAATTGATGAAAGACAATACAAAAGTTAGATTACGTTTATCTAAGCAATTATTTGAATCACTTAGCCAGCAAATTATTGCTGAAGCTAAGGCTAATGATGGATACACTGTAGCAGTGAAACAACCTAAAATGCCTAAGCAATCAAAAGCCCAAGCAGCTTCTCCAGAAGTTCAAAAGACTGACAAAGAAGTGACAATGGAAATGTCATCTAAAGAGAAAATGGCTAAAGGTCTTTATAAAGAAACTGATCTTGAAGAAGGACAGGTTATAGCCATCAAGAAGGATTTTAATTTAGATGGTAAAGAATTCAAAAAAGGACAACGTATATCTGCACAACCAGATTTCGATAAAATTGAAGATGCCGGAAAAGCAGGTAAAATAAAACAAGGTGAGCATTTTGCAATGGGTGTTGGTGGTGGAAGAT